TTCAGATATGTGCCATTAAATGGTGACATCGCTGGAACATGTGCAAGAAACGATATCAATAATTTCCCTTGGTTCTCACCAGCGGGAACAGCAAGAGGTGGAATCCTCAATGCAGTCAAACTTGCATATACACCAAATCAAACACAGAGAGATATTCTATACAGTAATAGAATTAACCCTGTAATCTTCTCACCCGGAGCTGGAATTATCCTATTCGGTGACAAGACTGGATTTGGAAAAGCATCTGCATTTGATCGTATCAATGTTCGTAGATTGTTTATCTTCATAGAAGAAGCAATATCTGCTGCAGCGAGAGATCAACTCTTTGAATTCAATGATGAAATCACAAGAACTAACTTTGTGAACATTGTTGAACCATTCCTTCGTGATGTTCAGTCCAAACGAGGTATCTTTGACTTCAGAGTTGTTTGTGATGAAACAAATAACACTGCTGCTATCATAGATAGTAATGAGTTTGTCGCAGACATCTTCATTAAACCTGCAAGATCAATCAACTTTATTGGTCTTACCTTCGTTGCCACAAGAACTGGCATCTCGTTCGATGAAGTTATTGGAACTGTTTAACAAGAGGTAATTAACGAAAATGGCAACCCAATTTAACAGACCACCACTCAGAACGATCACCGACTTCAAGAGCAAGATGGCCGGTGGCGGTGCAAGACCGAACCTGTTTGAAGTGGAATTGGTCTTTCCCGATCCAATTGCGATCGAGAACGATGTAAAAGAAAAATCAAGGTTCTTAGTGAAAGCTGCACTATTACCCGCATCTAATATAACACCGATTGAAGTTAACTTCAGAGGTAGGATATTAAAGATTGCCGGTGACAGAACCTTCGATACATGGACAGTAACAGTTATTAATGATGTTGACTTCTCCATTCGTTCCGCTATGGAAAAATGGATGGACTTCATCAATAGTATGGAAGATGCAACTGGAGCACAAGATCCAGCATTGTATCAACCAGATGCATATGTTCATCAATTAGATCGTGATGGATCTACACTTAGAACCTATAAGTTCCATGATGTATTCCCAACAAACATCAGTGCAATCGACCTAAGTTACGAAACGGTTGATAGTGTTGAAGAGTTTACAACTGAATTCCAAGTCCAGTGGTGGGAAGCAATCAAGGGCACCGGAGCTAATGCCGGTGGAGAGGCAATCAACTAGACGTTGATTTATTTGATAAATAGTGTATAATAGAATATAAAGACGTTATACAATGCCTAAACTTTTTGGTTTCTCTATTGATGATTCAGATAAAAAACCTGATTCAGTAGTCGCCCCCGTTCCTCAGAACAATGAGGACGGGGTTGACTATTTTATTAATTCTGGTTTTTATGGTCAGTATGTTGATATAGAAGGAGTATATAAAACAGAATACGATTTAATAAAAAGATATCGTGAGATGGCTTTACATCCTGAGTGTGACAATGCCATTGAAGATGTGGTTAATGAAGCGATTGTGAGTGATCTCTACGACTCACCGATCGAAATAGAATTATCAAACGTAAATGCGAGTGATGGTTTAAAGGATAAAATAAGATCAGAATTTAGACATTTAAAAGAAATCATGGACTTTGACAAGAAGTCTCATGAGATATTCAGAAACTGGTATATTGATGGAAGACTTTATTATATGAAAGTCATTGATGTTAAAAGACCTCAAGATGGAATACAAGAGTTAAGATATATTGACCCGATGAAGATGAAATTCGTCAGGCAAGAAAAGAAACAAGGAAATGGTAGAAATGGAAACGGTATAGTTGACTTAAGTAATATCAAAGACGTTTCAAAGAATGCTTATCCAGATATTGAAGAGTATTACATTTACACACCAAAACCAAATTATCCGATAGGTGTAATGTCACCTGCATCTTCAGGTCGTGAGAAAAATGTTAAGATTGCAAAAGATTCAATCACTTATGTGACATCAGGTTTGTTTGATAGAAATAAAGGAACTTGTTTATCATATATGCATAAGGCAATCAAGGCATTAAATCAATTGAGAATGATTGAAGATAGTCTTGTCATCTATCGTTTATCAAGAGCACCAGAAAGAAGGATATTCTATATTGATGTTGGTAATCTTCCAAAGGTAAAAGCAGAGCAATATTTAAAAGAAGTTATGAGTCGTTATCGTAATAAACTTGTTTATGATGCAGGAACTGGTGAAGTTCGTGATGATCGTAAATTTATGTCGATGATGGAAGACTTCTGGCTACCAAGAAGAGAAGGTGGAAGAGGAACTGAAATCACAACATTACCTGGTGGACAAAACTTAGGTGAATTAACTGATATTGAGTATTTCCAGAAGAAATTATATCGTGCATTAGGTGTTCCAGAATCAAGAATTGCTAGTGATGGTGGATTTAACTTAGGTCGTTCATCAGAGATATTAAGAGATGAACTTAAGTTTGCAAAATTTGTAGGAAGATTGAGAAAGAGATTTTCAAATCTATTCAATAATTTACTTAAAACTCAATTAATATTAAAGAATATTATTACACCAGAAGATTGGGATACTCTAAGTGATCATATTCAATATGATTTCTTATATGATAATCAATTTGCAGAATTAAAAGAGTCTGAATTAATGAATGAAAGACTTGGAACTTTGGCAACAATTGAACCATATATTGGTAAGTATTTTTCTAATCATTATGTAAGAACTAAGGTTCTTCGTCAGACAGATCAAGAGATTGAAGAGCAAGATGAATTAATCAAAAAAGAAATTGCAGACGGTACAATTCCTGACCCAAATATGATAGATCCTATCACTGGACAACCACTTGAAGGTGGTGGAGATTTGGGAGCAGTGCCCACTGAACCAGATTTAGAAACTGATGCTGCAGTAACTGACGCTCAGTTCCAAAAAGATGTTAAGTCTGCGGAGATATAAATAATCAAGATATCTTAACATAATATTAAATATGGATGAATTACTTGACATGATTGCAACTGATAAATCAGCATCTGATATATCAGATTCGATCAAAGACACATTGTATGCAAAAGCTGCTGAGAAGATAAATTCTCAGAGAGCAGATATTGCTACAGCTATGTTTGATCCCACAATTGCAGATACAGAAGATGACTCTGCAGAAGAGGAATCATAAATAACACTATCACGGTTGATTATAAAAAATGGCAGCTTTTAAGGTCGTACAAAAAATAGCATCTGTTTCTGGAAACGCAACAAGTGCATCAATACCATTAAAGTCAGGTTATCTTAGAGTAACACCAGCTGGTGGTGATGCATTTGTTGAAGTTGGAACTAACCCAACAGCAACAGATGATAGTAGCATATATGTTCCTCAAAAAACTTCATTAGTTTTTAAGGAAAGTGTTGCTTCGGTTCAAACAATATCAGTTGCAAATGCATCTGGTGCAATAAAATTTAGTCTTCCAGCTGGAACAGAAGCTCCATTTGTTGTTGGTGATAAAGTTGAAGTAACAGGATGTGCACCTGCTGGTATTAATACTACAAGTGCAGATGTTACAGCAGTTACTGGTCCAAATCCATTTGGAATATCTGGAAATGCATCAACTCAATCTGGAACTGTAACTTTGGGTTATGGTGATGCTAATTTATCTGCTACTGATGGAGTAGGTGAAATTAGAAAAGTCGTTAAGGTTGCAGTGAGAGGAACTGGTAAAACACATATCTCAGAAGTTCAAATAGTAGGAGATTTCTAATGAAACTAATTACGGAAGAAGTAGCAAGAGTTAAATTTATCGTAGAAGGTAAAGGTGCTCAGAAAAAAATGTATATTGAGGGAGTATTTCTTCAAGGTGAAATTAAAAACCGTAATGGTAGAATGTATCCAATTAATACTCTTGCAAAAGAGGTTAACAGATATAATGAAAGTTTCGTTAAAAAAGGAAGAGCATTAGGAGAACTTGGTCATCCTGAAGGTCCTACTAAAGCCACTAATTCACCATGATTGATTTTAATATTTAAATTATTAAAAAGAGTAATATCTCCATCTAAATGTTTGTAAGTTTTTTTAAGATTAAAAGTTT